CCTCTGATGTCTATCTTACCGAGAGACTCGACTGCATCATCCAGCGCGTCTATGGCCACCTTGGCACGCATGCCGTCCGCGTTGACGCCATCAATCTTTGAACTGTTTTTCTTGACCGCATCACCAAGCAGTTGCCTGAATTGGTCGAGTTCTTCCAAGGATACATTACCCTGTTTGACGCGTTCCCCAAGCTGGCCAAGAACGCTAATCGTGTCTCCGTGCAGCTTATCATTCAGCTTTCCGGCTTGCTGGACAGCCTGTTCAACCTTGTTGGCAATAGAAACACCAGCGTTACGATTAAGGACAGCACCCGCGTCTCGTGCGGCCTGGTATGTCTCACGCGCGGTCTGGCGCATCGCTTCGCCAGTCTGGGCCAATTCTTCAACTGAGCGTGCGGAGGCTCCCGCCTTCACGGTCTTTGCGGCTTCCAACGCCGCTCCACCGCCTCCTGTAATGATTTTCGCGCCCTTCTCAATAACAGGAACGGCCGCCAGACCAATAGCACCCTGAATCGCCGCGTCTTTGACCCGCTTGCCAGCATCCGGCGTTTCCTGGGCCTGCAATAGCCCTTGAGCGGCACCCGATGCTCCGCTGAGCAAAGCCCGTCCCGCCATCGTCGGCGCTGAAGCAGGAGCCGCGAGGTACGGGGCAATCTCCCCGGCAATCATCCCGACCTTACCAGATGTCCCAAGTCCCTCGGAGACGGTCTGGTTGATGTCCTTGGTGACGGCCCCGGCAGCACGCGCCGTCTCATCCGCACCAACGGCCTGGGCTACCCCCTGAATAGCTCCCACGCCAGCCTTAACCAGACCGCCGCCAGCACCAACAAGCGCGCGAGTAACGGGGTTAGATTCGACAAATCGTGTGTAGGCGGTTCCGCCTTCCTGCGCCGGCACATCCGGCGCATCCAGAAACTCCGACGCCTTCATACGAGGCGTCGAGTTCCCCTGTGCGGGAGTGTTATCGGGTGCGTCCAGGAAGTCAGACGCGCGCACTATTCAAACCCTAACGCCTTAAGCTGTGCTTCAGCCGTTGCACGGTCAATCTGGCCCGCCTTGTAAGCCGCCTTAATAGAGGCCGCGTCACCACCAGCCTGGGCATCCTTACCGTATGTTGCAGACATTCCGCGCCCTGCCGGACCAGCAGCGCGTTGGATGCCGTTGATTGCAGTTGCCCTGTTCTTAGCCTTTTGCTCGATAGTCGAAGCACTGTCGCCAACCTGAGGGAAATATTGCTTTGCCGCGTTGTCGAACTCTGCGGGAGAGATAACCGCACCAGATTCACGGCGAAGGACTGCATTGATAAAGTCCCGCTGGGCCTGCTGGTAACTTTCCGTATCCCCGCTTAGCAACAGGTTGCCGCCGGGCACGTTCGCGATTGTGTCCTGCCCAAGCGTTGGTGAATATCCGCGATTAGTCAGGTCGTTAATGATGGAATCCGAGTTCATCATACGCTGAGCATACAGAGCCGCGTTGCTTTGTCCCTCTGTTGGCTTGTCTCCAGGACCTCCGGGGATGGGCTCTAACGTCTGCCCGTCGCCAGCATAGCGATAGCCTGACGGCGCTTTAGGTCCAGATACCGCTTCGCGGCTGAGCTTGTCGGCCTCAGCCTGAGTCTTTGCCAGTTCTGCTTCTTGCTTCTGGCTTTCATACAGGCTCGCTGCGCGCTTCTCCATAAAGGCTGGGCTGGCGAAGCGTTCCCACTTTTGGCCTTGGCCATAGAGCACGTTACCATCCGCATCACGGCCAAACGGAACAAGCGTTCCATTCTGCTGGTCGAAGTTTACCCCTTCAAAACGGACGCCATCTGGCAACGTGTCATCCAGAACGTCCTGCATGCCTGGGTTGGCCTTCACAATCTCTGACAATGCCTGCGGGTCTCCATAGTCCACAGTCAGGCGCAGCGCTTCGTCAATGCCAGTCTGGTTCATCGCCCTTTCGGCTTCAGCCATCTGGTATGTCTTTAGCTTCTGCTCAGTTTCTTGGACCCACTTCTGGTATTCCATCGCCTGTTTGGTTTGAGCTTCAATGGCCGCGAGCCGGTCAGCCTTTTCCCGGTCCGCCTTGGACATCTTCACCTGGCCAAGCCCCTTGATAAGGCCACCGGCAATTGCACCGCCAAGGCTGCCATTATTCAGTGCATCACCTTGGCCGATAAGGAACTCGGCCTGCCGCTCTTCCGGCGTCTTTTGGCTAATCAGGTCCTTCTGCAAATTGATGTTTTGCAGCATGCTCGCGATGTCGTTACCAGCCATTGTTATTTCCCCCAAACGCTTCCACCAAACCCAATGCCAGCAGCAATAAGGTCGCCCCATGCTTTCTTGCCAGCCGCGCTTGCTTGCGTTGCCAATTGCTGCTGGTTCAATGCCCCGTTGTAAATGGCCAGGTTTCGTTGCTGGGAAAGCTGCGAGGCCGAGTTTACCGCGCTCTGGCCAAGCTGGATGCCGTTGAGTTGGTTGGCAATGGTCTGTTGCTGCTGTCCTGATGCCAAGGCAAACAGGTTCGCCTGGTTTGTCAGTTCCTGTTGCCGGATATCGTTCTCAAGAAGCCGGGCCTGCTCGCCAATCTGCTGCTGGCTGTCCGTATAGTCTCTCCCACGCTGGGAACGTGTCTGAGAGCCAGACGTGCTATCCTCCACACCATACCGTGCCAGAACCTTCTCTTCCTCGGCAGAACGGTTCTTATAAGCAGTATCCAAAGTGCGCTGCTGACCAGTCCTAAAAGCGTTGAGAGTGTCCGAGAGCCCTTCAATCTTCGACACATCATAATTGTTTGTCAGGTCCTCAATCCGGGCGGAGGTTTCTTTAATCACGCGGTCAAGGTTATCCCGCGCGGCTTGCTCCTCAGCAGATAGCGGGAGCGCACGTGTAACCATTGTTACAGTGCCGTCCGGGTTCTCCTGACGCACGGTTTCCGTGCCAGTCACCTCATCCTTGTAGTTGTACTTGGTTTCCGCAGGCAGCGCTGGGGCGGCAGCAACTTTAGGCTTGAATAGATTTCCCACTCACTCCACGCTTCCTTAGATAATCTTTATGTCGAAACTCTAGCGTAACGGATTTGGTAAGTAAACACTCACCTACTTCTGTGTCTGAGTGTTTGCTTCCCAACTCCATTACGAATCCAGCCTTTAGCGCGGCTTTAATCAGATTTGGCTGTGCCGTATCAACCCTGACAACCTCCACGCCCTGCTCCAATAGCCCGATGGTCAGCGCACGGTAGAGCGAAGGCGTGAACCAGCGGCGCCGGTAGTCAGGCTCACAGGCGAAGTCCAATGACACTTCCCGCCGGTTCCCATGGATACCAACCCAGGCAACCAGCTTGTCACCATCGCAAAGCGTGATGTTGGCCGCCTGGGCCAGCAGGGGAAGAGCCTCAGACCGTTCCGGAAGCCCAGGATACCCACACCTCACCAGCAGGTCATAAACATCGCTAATCGGCTTTGGCTTTGGTTCAAGAACCATTCTAGCGTTCCCACCAAACAGTTGCGCTACCAGCATCGAAAGTATCAGTTCCGTTAACAGTTACTAACGATATGCGGTCAAGCGTTGCGCCGAGGTCAACTTGTGTGGCGGACCCTAATAAAGCCGATGTTCCTTCAAAACACCCAACCGCACTTCCTACCCAAATATTTCCGGTAAGTTTCGTGAAGGTAATATTAAATGTACGGAGGTCAGCAGCAGTACCGCCTGGAATGAGCATACCCGCAGTAACAGATCCTCCACCGGATGAACCTCCGTAAATGGCCCACACACCTGCGTATCCTGATGTGACCAGTCCACTGCTTGTCCCAAGACGCACATAGAATGCTGTTGTTCCGTTGGTTGATACTCCCCTGCCGGATATGGTCACACGGTTTGCCCATGTCGGAATGGATGTGGTCAGACTCACACTTGTTCCGCTGGTCGTCGCGACGTTAACCCCACCTTGCATTCCCGGTGAAACCCACTCAGGAGCCGTTGCCCCACTGTTCATGCTCAAGACCTGATAAGCCGTTCCCTTAGCAAGCTTGGTCAGGGTCGTGGTCCCACTGGCGTAGAGTATATCCCCTGCCGTGTAGGATGACAGGCCAGTTCCTCCGTCGGCCACGGCAACATCCTGTCCACCTGACTCGTAGACCGTTCCGCTGTTGTCCTGCCATGTCTTGGTGCGGGTCGTTCCCGTAGTCAGTCCATCAACCTCAAAGGCGACCTTCTTCGTCGCGTCAGAGCTTCCGGTTACACGGAAATTGTTATCGGCAAACTCCGATGAAACGACAGCGCCTTCCAGAGTATCAATCCGCGTCTCATGGTCAGCAAGCGTCGATGTGTGAGTGGCAAGCGTATTATCGTGGTCACTCAGCGTGTCGAACGTCTTGTTTAGCTCACCATCCATCTTGAGTGACGAGATAGCCACGCCATTCGTGCTATCTGTCTGATATTTCGTGGTGTTGGTAATCGGGTTTACCGGGACATATCCACCAGCGGGTCTTGTTACAGTTGCCACATACTTATCTTCCTATTGGTCTCACACCCAGCGCAGCATAAGGCCCGGCGCTATTGTCACTGCGAAGCTTAAACTTAAATGCGTCGCAAATAAACTTGTCCGATGCGACCGGGTTGATAACAGACCCATCCCAATACGTGGCATCCCACAAGTCCGTATCCCATAAGCCACCTGTGACTGTAATTGGAAACTCACTGGTATATACATTCTGCGTGTTCCAGTTAATCAGCCGGTCAACATAGAGCGTTCCGGTGACGGCCGTTTCCATGATTATTTCAAACGCTTTGTTGGCCCAGCGCTGACCACCTAGCTGCATCCACGGGCTTTCCCACTGCCATTCGTAGCTTTCTCCCGCGTCGTCATAGCACTCACCTGCATCGGAATCAGTTCCATTACCGTAGGCATAAAGCTGCCCGCCAACAGCCAACAACAATCGTCCATCCGTCGTTCCAAGGAATGCCGACGCATCCTTGAATAGGCCTGTGAAGAAGGTCCAACCACGACTTTCCTCGTTCAGGATGTAAACAGGCAGGGCAATATTATCGAACCTGAATCCATACATACCTGCGCGGGCATAGCTAAAGCTGCGGGCGCTCCTGTATTCGTCATCCCCGCCAACCAGCAACGGTATCTTGTCGGATATGGTGCTCTCAATAGCAGTCCCGAGGTCATCCACCACTTCAAGGCTTTCCGTGGTGTAGACCTTCTGAAGCGAGCGCAAGCCCGTCTCCGTGCAGAATAGGACATCACCGGGGAACTCTTGCAGCAGCTTGCCTGAAAGCGTCCCAACCGGGATTGTCTTTTCCCAGATAAACCCTCCGACAGTCTGCGGGTCATCCCCTGAGTAGAGGAATGTCTGCCTACGCCCGTGGAAGGCAAGTACACCCTGCAACGAGCTAATTGCCACAAGCTCATCAAACCCACGGGACTTGTTCGTGATGTCAATCGCGTTCAGTTCCTGCGTCGGGTTGCTCCCGCTTTGGTTATACCATGTGTTCTCGTTATTGGTCGTGTCGGTATAGTACACCTTCATAGGGTTTGGCCCTCTAAATGTGCGTGGCTTGCTTTCACCGGGGCTTAAGGCCCATAGCCTATTATGCTCTGCAAAAATGAACGAGAAGGCCGGAGGCTTATCGTAATATTCAACCGACGTGATTGTCTCGATAGGATTAGGGAAAGGCGTCCCAGAAACGTCAATTGTCAGTGTCGTTGTTCCGGTCACGCTGCTAATGGTGGCGGTCACAGCCCCGGCCGTGGCAAAGGTAACCCGGATGGATTGCCCGACAGCATAGTCACTCCGGCCTGCAAGCGGAACAAGCGTGATGGTGTTGGTATCAACCTGTGTCTCGGAGGTGGCTCCGAAGTCCTCCACATACTCCCCAAGGTCAGCTACTGCGCTGCCGTCCCAGCTAAAGGGCTGGTCAAGGCCATTCACAACAATCAGCTTCTCATTAAACGCAGTCCAGTAAAGCAGCCCATCGGTATTAAGTCCGCTCTTAACCGTCGTATAAAGCCCCGTACTTTCATCATACGTGCGCAGCGTCCCGTCAGAGCAATACACCAGAAACTGAATCGTCCCGTCGCTCTTGCGGTATTCCATAATCTCCTTGATGTCAGCCCCGCTCACAGGGCTTCCCTTGGCACCAACACCAAACCGCTTTGCCCCACTCCCTGCCTTGTCGTCGTTCGGAATAAGGTTCTCAAGGTACGTGGCGTACTCAGTCCCTTGCAGCAGCGTCGAGGAACGGGCCGTGTTGGCCAGCTTACGAGGAAACAGGCTAATCAGGCGTCCGTCAAAAAGGCCAAGTCTAGTAGGCATGGAATCCTGGCATACTCACTCTTGGTTTAACACGCGGAGCCCGCTGCCGCAGGTAGCTACTTAGCCGCCCCCAGTCCGTCTCAGCCCGCTCTTCGGTGTATTTAAGCTCCGCTCCCACAATCTTGTCGCGCTCGTCATAGGCGACAATCAGTGCGGTTTCCCACACCAGAAGGTCATGGAACATCTCGGGAAACAGGATGTCGGACGCAACACTCGTCGCAGTCAGGTCGGCCACATTGGGCACATACCGCACCCGCAGCGTTGTGGTGCTTTTCGGGTAGCTCCTGATTCCGGACATGCCTTCCATCCAGAAACGGTCAGGGCTGCCAGTGTCTGCAAGCTCAGGCGTCTTTTCCTCTTCGGTCAGCACGTCAGTGGCATCAAGCTTCACGTAGCTGTTGCCGGAATCGTAGACCGACAGGATGAGGTATGGCACAGGGCTCATGGTCCCGGCTCCCAACGTCACCGCAACATCCTGCGTCGTCTGGTTAAAGAACGGGTATTCCCGCACAACGCGGTCATAAATGCGCCGGTACGCCATATTGAGGTAAGCCACCAGCTTGGTGGTGTCGCTCACAGCGCCCGTGTTCCCAATCAACGTCAGGCTTCTAATGTTGGTCAGTATCTGGCTTACATCCATGCTCGTTTCAATCTTTGGGAGGATATAGCGCCTCCCTCGCTTGGTTAGGCAGTGTAGCCGATGGCAGTGAACTTAATCACTTCATCAACAGCCAGGCCGGTATCGTTAATCGTCACCACGTTGGTGGCCACGCTCACAACACCCTGCGGGTTGCGGTGCACGCCACTGGTGCTCACGATTTGGACACCCCACACATCAGTCACAGAGGCAAGCTCAGAGACAGTCACAGCCGCAGCATTCGCGCTGTCCTGCGCGGAGGTTACGGAGTGCTTGACTTTAATCTCGCCAGCGTGGCGGGTGGTCGAGCCGATTTGAACAACACAAGATGTAGACATGTGCGTTTCTTTCTTTAGGGTTGGTAGATAACGATGGCTTTCACCACGTCGCCAGAAACCAGCGTGCCCGAAGACATGTTGGTTCCGCTCACCGTCACGGTCACACCGGACCGGGTAATAAGCAGAGGCTTGGTGGAACCAGAAACGGTCTGAGCCACGCCGAGAACATCCACAATATTACTTGAGGTCATTCCAGCAGGCACAGGCACGTCAAAGGTCAGGCCATTTGTGGTTGCGGATGCAGTTGCGGTTACTTTCACATAACCAATCTGCGGAGCGTTCCCGACAGGCACAACAGTCTTGCGAATGCTGACCGTCGAGGACGTGTCCGCAGCCAGGGCACCAGCGGCAATGCCAGCGCCCATCACTGCAACCATGATTGAGCCGAACAGCTTGTTCATGGTTTGTTCTCCTTAGACAGCAGAGGTGAACAGGTGAGCCACACCAAAGTCTTCAGAGGTGCCGGAGGAGTTGTCCACCAGCTTCTTGAAGCCCATGTAAGTGGTCGAGGCCATCAGGGTGTCACCGCCGTGGTCATCATCCACAGTGGTAATCATCATGCGGCCCTTGTCTTCCATGCTGTACTTGGTGTCGCCCTGCGGCTTCTTCACTTGGCCATAACCAATCGCCACGGCTTGGGCGCCGAGGATAAGGTTGTGGGCCAGGTTGATGCCGCTAGCGCCAGCGCCGGAGACAAGCAGGTTGTCGGTGTCACCATCAATCGGGCCAAGCTCGTAGATGAGGATACCGGCATACATGCCAACGAAGTTCGCGCCGGAAATCACGTCGAAGTCCGGGTTTTCCTTCTGCATCACGTCAGTACGGAAGTAGGAGTCACGCTTCAGGTCACGAATGGCCTTCGGGTGGAACAGCCCAACGAACTGATTCACCGCAGCGCCCTTCTTGGTCATGACAGACGCCGGGTTGATGAACCCACGGCCAGCGCCGCCGGTCTTCATCTTCACAGCGATGTCGTCCAGAAGGTTCAGCGACAGCTTACCGTCAGTGGCATTCACGTTCGCCATGGCGGTGGCGTGAGTGCTGTTCCAGTTGTCTTCGCTGTTGCCGTACAGGTAACGGTCCTGGGTGCGGCCGGTGGTCGTGTCGGTCAGCTGCGTGAGCACCTGAGAGGCAGTGTAACGGGCGTTGACCGAGGCCAGTTCCTCCGCAGCTTCAGCCATCAGGTCATGCTTGGTGCGTTGCTGAGACTGGGTGTAGTTGCGGATGGGGGTTTCAAAGCGACGACGGGTCAGGCTGAACGTGTCGGTCCCACGCTGGATGTCAGCGCCGGTCCCCTGCACACGGGTGTCGCCGGTCTTCACACCACTCACAGCAAGCGGGTTGCGGAAGTGGTAGACGACGGTTTCACCAGACTGAGGCGGGAAGTCCTCTTTGATGATGGCCCCTTGGAGAGTCCCACTGTCTGACGGAGTAGTCAGGAAGCGGAACATGTTAAGGTCGAAGTGCTGCGTGTAGACTTTATTTGCCCAACGGGTTTGTGCAGCAGCGTTCGAGGATTGGATAGATGCACTCATTGCATCTTAACTTTCATTACGATTAGCTACTTAAACGCCTCATCCATTCGTCCTCAGGCCTTACAGTCTGTGCCTGGGGCACTCTGCTGGCCAAAGTCGGCATGTTTTCGGCATTCGGTTTCGGCTGACGCGCTTTAGGTTCGGCCACGGCCTCTTCCTTCGCCTTTTGGTTCTGTTTCTCGGCTTTCATGGCCTTGGCCCTGCGGTACATCTCCAAAGGCGTTAAACCGCCTTCTGATTGAGCCTCTCTGTACTCCTCAAGGTATTTTGCGCCCGTATCGAATACGTGCACGGTCATTTCCTCGGGGGTTACATTCTCAAGCTCGCTTGCAACGCTCGGGTCTACCCGGTGTGCCCAGATGTAAGCTTGCTTAAGCTCATCCAAAGCATCCTTCCCACCATACGCACGCGCCAGCGCATTGAAGACGACAGGGTTTTTCACATCCTGCTCAAATGCGTTAATCAACGTTTGCTGGTATTCAGGTTCTCCAGGTGCCGCCGTAGGCTTCTGGTCGAGAAGTCGGTTTACCTCGCCAACGGTCATTCCGGCCTTTTCGGCCATCTCCGCGCGGGTATAAACCCCATCATCTTCCAGCGCCTTCAATACACGGTAGCTTTGCACCTGGTCATTCCGAACGCGGCTCAGCACGTCGCGGGTTTTCTTCAGTGCATCGTCACCGGCAGGTGCGGCCTTCAGTTCCTCTTTTACAGGTTCGCCATCAGTCTTGGGCTGTTCGTTTCCAGCGTCCGCTTTAGTCTCCGGTTCCTGAGCAGGCTCATCCGCAATCGGATTGTC